TTGTAATTTTTGTAATTTTTTAAATGTTAATTTATTATTTTTTTTATCAATAAAATATTTTTTTATCTTATTATATTTGTTTTTTATTTTATTAAAAAACGGTAAAATATATTTATCATAAATATTAAATATAGATTGAAAACCTATTATTAATGTTATAATAACTAATATTAATTGAATATAATCACCATAATTCATAGAATTATCAGATAATGTTTTTATTAAAATATTAAATTGTTCATCTTTCATAATTTATATATTTGCAAATCTTGCAATAGTTTTGTCAAGACTTTCATTTTTTATTTCTTCGTCTAATTTAAAATTTTGTAATTCTAGATGTTCTGCAATTTCTTGTTCTTCTACATCATGAACAATATCTAAGAATGTTTCTCTATATGCTAAACCTCTTGTATCTATTACATTTAAACCTGATAATGGAACAGGAACTGCTTTACCTTTACTTTGTTTAATAACGACGTCTTCTGTTGCATTGAATCCATATGATCTAAGTGAATATATCATAGACTTAATATTAGTTCTTAAATCGTTTCCTATAGTACCATAAATTGGTATAATGATCCAAGCAAACGATTTAACAAATTTATTTAGTTCATCATATTTAATAATATTATTATATAATCGTTCTCTATCTTTTTTATATAATCTTGTAGAACGTCCTAAAGTTTGTAAAAAATTTGATAGTGTTAAATCATTCATAATCATAACACCAGTAATACCTGGAACATCTATACCTTCTGTTAATATACGAACGTGTAATATAATAGCTTCATCTGAATCGGACATTGATTGTAATTCGGAAAGAAATTCTTCACGTTTTACAATTGTTCCATTGATTCTTGGTTTATGTGCTGAGGTAATATCAAAGATTCTTAAATTCGGTCTAGTGTCTAATTCTTCTTGTATTTTTTGGTGGTTTACAATTTGATTTAGGTGTTCTGAACCTTTAGTAACGACTAATAATTTAGCACCAATTTTACAATGAACTCTATGTTCTGTGAATGATTCTAATATAGCATTTACGTCCATATCTAATTCAGAAACTACATTATCAGAACTTACATCGACTAGATGCATTCTAGGTCTTAAAATTTCACCAGCAACGACCATATCAAGTGGTGTTTTAGAATATAGAATAGGACCAAATTCTTTTTTATTATTCATACCTAAACCTTCATCTGATGCTGTTTCTTTTAAAGTTGCGGTGAAATAATATTTTCTATCTGCATTAAATTGTTTTCTACCATCAGTATATTTTTCATAACGTAACCATGAAAATTCTTCGGTAACTAAATAATGAGCTTCATCACATAATAGCATATAAACAGGAATATTAGCTAACATGATTCTATCAGAACTATCATAAGTACCGAATATAATTAAAGGTACATTTTCTCTTTGTGATCTTTCATATTCTGATTTAATATCTTTAACAGAAGTTGTTGATTTAACTTCTCTATAAGGCATATTTTCGGTCCATTTGAAATCAGATTTATCTTCTGCTTTTCCTGAATGTACGATGAGGTATTGACAATCTTTTTTATTGACTTGTAAAATTTCTTTTACTTCAGAAAATAATTGATTTGTTAATAAAATTCTAGGACTTAATACAACAAATACTCTATTATTTTCTAAATTATCAACAATTGCAGTTGCTTGAATAAATGTTTTTCCTGTTCCTGTTGGTAAATGTATAATACCTTCAATTGTTTTAGAAATAGCATTTAATGCTTCTTGTTGATGTGTTCTTAATACTTTCATATAGCAAATATATTAATTATTTTCAATATTTATAAATTTATTCAATTATTAAATCAAATTTATTTATTTTTTCTAATTCATAATCCGATAAATAATTATTTTTAAAAATATCAATGTCTAATGTATATGGTTTATTACGTTTATTATATATTGTTAGGTGTGATACACAATATGCTAAATTTGTTATAGATAATAGAAAATATATTATTTTTTCTACATTTATATTATTATCATAATTTACTATTGTTGTATATATTTTATTATCTTTTATTTCACACCTACAAAAATCATTAAAATCTAATGTGTTAATTATAGCGTCTAATGTTAAATTTATATCTTGTTTTTCTATTAAATTATTATTTAATTTATTTTCTAAAATAATTAAATTTTCAATTAATTTATATATTGTCATATTTTATTTGTTTTCTATATTTATAAATTTTGGTGAAATATTTTCATATGTATATATTCCTTTACCAACAAAATTAGGGTCTTCATACAATATTAAATTGTTATTTTCTGGTAATTCTATTTTTAAAATAACATATTTAATTTCTTTAAAATTTGATTTAATTGGTTGTTTAGCATTTTTTTGATTCATTAAATAATAAAACTTTTTAGATTTTATATATGTATTAGCGTCTTCTATATTATAAACAAAATATATTCTTTCTGGATATTCAGATAATGTATTTTTTGATTTAGCAACTAACCAATTTTTTAATATATTATATAAATATCTTGTTTCTGTTACATGATATAAAATATTTGTTTTTAATTTATGTGTTGTATCAAATTTTGGTTCTATAACAAAATTATATTCAATTATATTTTGTAAAAACTTATCATTCAAATAATTATTTTTAAAATCATTAGGATTAATTGTATTTGTAATATTATTTTTATTTTTTGCTTTTATATTTGATATAAAATATCCTAAATTATTTATTAATATTAAAAATTCTAAATATGAATTGGTATTGAATTTTCCATCAGATAACAATATTTTAAATTTATTTATATCAATTTCTATATTATACCAAAAATAAGCTGAAATAAAATTTTCAATAATTTTTTTACTATCATGTATATCATGAGTCATTATTAATCCTTCATTTAATTTATTTTCTAAAAGAATTAAATCTTTAACTAATCTATATGTACTAATTTCTGTTATCATTATTATGTTTATATTTTTTATTAAAATTCTAAATTATGTTCTCTATTGAATTTATCAATACTCCCTAAACGTTTTATTTCATTAATTCGCCATTGTTCATCACGTCCTTCAACTTCATACCAATATGTTTGAATAGATTTAAAACTGTTTTTATCTGGATGTCCTTCTGGTAATATACTATTCTTATACAGATCATAAAAATAATTTTTACCATTTGGTGTTGATGTAATAATTAATTTATTATTGTCTACTTCAAACTTAGGATAATTGCTATTAAATGCAAAATCATGATATTCTAAAATATCATATTCTACTAAATTAGTATCATTATTAAATACACATATTTTACTGTTTGTAAATTCAATAGATTTATTATTCCATGTTTTTATATTTGGTTTTAAAAAATATGGTAATAACATATAATATTTTTTAATTAAATTAATGAATTCAACACCAATATTATATTTACATGGAATAAGTATAATATTTTGATTATTAAATATCATAGAATGTAAATTTAATGCTGATAATATAGAATTGATTCCAGTTTGTCTAGAAACATTATAAATTATATTTTGTTCTTTATATAATTTAATCCATTCAATTTGATATTTTCTTAATTTAATATTAAGATATTTTTCTATAAAATAAATAGGATCTTTATAACATTTAGCCCATTCAATTTTTTCTGTATTGTTTAATACATAATATACATTATCATTCAATGTATATTGATTTCCTTTATAATAAATTGATTTTCTTCGTGATATTACTTCACCACTATTATATTTTGAATCTATTGATTCTACATATTCCTTATTAATATATTTCATAAATTGTACATTTTTATTTTATATATTAATAAAATGATTTCTGTTTATGAAATAATGTACATTTATTGTACATTTAATAATTGTCTAAAATTATTCCAGAAATTTATATTATTATCGACTAATTCTCTTAATTGTTTATATCCGATACACCTAACTTTGTTTAAAAACATTTCATTATCTGTAAAGTGGTGTAAACTTTCGGCTGTTGTAATAATTAACATATTTGTATTTGAATCTTTATCAACACCTTCAAATAAAGAAGACATAACAAAATTTGATAAATGATCTTTATTTGCTGTTAATAATGTCGTATTATTTGATCTATATTTAACTTGAACAGTAGCTAATTTACCATCTATACCTAGTCCTCTACCATCAATACCTTTATCATTTGTTTCATCACCTACTTGATAATTTGCTATTCCAATTCTATTATCTATTGGTGATAATTTTATTAATGCTTCTACAAATAATTCAAAACCATCACCTTTATATTTATCAGGATCATATCGATCTGGATATAATAAAGATTGTTTTTCTAATCTTGAACAAAAAGTTGATAATTTAAAACAATCTTTTAATAATTGTTTTAAATCATGACTACGATTAATAAATATATGTTCTAATTTTATATTCATATTAGTTTAATAACGCTTTATTTACAATATCTAATGCTAATTTATCATTTGTAAACCAACAAATATTGTTTTGTTCTGTTGTAATAATAAATTTACACCATGACATTAATTTAGTTTTAGAATATGATCTAGTTTTTTTAATAGTATATCCTAAACTTTTAATATAGTTAGTTATTTTTCTAATTTTATCAGAGTTAAAATCATCGCTATTTAATTTAAATACAATTGTATCTGA